CTTCAATAGCCTCTTCAGTAATAGCAAATGCTAATGCATAAGTATTATGAGTGTATCTTGAAGTATACGCTTCTGTAGCATCGTCAAACACTACTGGAGCACCTTCACTTTTAGCTGCTGCGCTTGCGAAACCAGACAACATTACTTCTTCTTCGAATGCTCGATCAGAAGTTTCTGTTGCGAAGATTTCCGCATGCTCATTGTCGTATCTGTTATATTCCAGGCCGAATAGTGCATTCAATCCTGGCTCTAGTTCTTTGACTAGCTGCGAACGTGATATAGCCATATTTTATTCTCCTATTATAGACCTGTGCCGCCTTGACGGAAGAAGTGATTGTTAATTCTAACAAGTACTCCTACATTCGAAACGGTTAAATCACTGTTAAATGGATCTTGTGTGATATCAATTGATTGTACCGCAAAAGTTCCTGTAGTACCAGATGTAGATACATCTAATTGTGCAAAAGATATACCTGTCTTTGTACTACCTGTTACGTTTGTTATGGAATAGTTTCTAAACAAATCCGCAACTGCAAAAGAAGCATTTGATTTAATTTCGTAAACTGTATCTGGACCATCAATAACCATAGCGATTATATCGCTAGCGTTGACTGTTCCTGGATAGAAGTTACTGAAAGTAGGCTTCTGAGTTGTTGGATCTGTATAAAAACAACCATTAAAAACACCCACAACCGCATTAGAAGTATTAGCAGTAGCTCTTTCGATATTACCACTAGAAACTGGAATAACCAGGTCTCCTTGGTAAATCGCAGTGCCATAGTTCGCTGCAATTCTGTAACGGTTTTGAGCATTAATAAATGGGCTTCCGTTTAATTGTCTAACTGGTCTTAGACCATATTTTTCAATTACGTTTGCCATAGTTTATTTTCTCCTAGTTTTAGTTTTTATACAGTGGTCGACTTTTGTCAAAAAATTATGACTTACGTCCACCACCAAAAGTTACGCGAGATTGTCTATTAATATTAATAGGCATCTCCGGTCGTTGTTCCTTCATGAGATCATTGTCTATCGCGTTTAATCTATCTCGAGTAATTCCTTTGAAGTACTCAGCGCGAGACTTTGCAATCTCTTCCGGTATCCTTGCCAACACAAGGCCAGCAACCCCGATCAACCCTGCGTATCTGCCGTCATGGATGACTGGATAACTGTGTTCACCGATTCGATTTTTAATCTCTTCAGCTCTCACAAATTCCCAACCTTCTCTCATTTTCTTCGATACATTAGCTGTATCTTGAAAACCCATTGACTCGACTCTGATCCATCTATGGACAAAGCCTTCTGGCGCAGGTGGTGCATCCAGAGATGATGGTGGCGTCCAAGGTTTATTCCTTGTTTGTTTTACTTCTTCAGACGCGCGTGAAGTTCTTTTATTTTTATCGCTCATACTAATTAGCCTCCTTCACGTATTTAGCGTATTCTTCTAGTGGCACCCCTAATTTTTTGGCAATAGCCACCTGTGATTTGGTGAGTCTCACAGTTCTGCGTCCTTCCTGTTTTCTTCCAGCGGAAGCAACAGTTTGAACGGGTTTCCTTTGTTCTTGAACAAACTTATGAGGGAAAGAATCCGACATACGTTTGTTTATCTCATTATAATACTCATCGCTCTCCACTTCAACACCCATGCCAACTAGATCTTCATGGATGGTGAAAGCTGCGTTTGTCATGATTTTATCATTGCCAAACCAAGTATTTTTTTGAGCCCACGATCTAGCTTTTTCGCTAGGTTGTGAGGGAATTTGTTCATTAATAGCTTCAGGCTGAACAAAAGATTCAGGTGCTTTTTCTTTAACCTGTTTTAATCTTTGCTCTCTATCTGCTACTCTAATTCTTGCTTTTTCTTTCTCAACAGCAAGTCTTGTAAGTTCATCAGTTGCCTCCATAACTTTAGTGGAGTCCTGAGCCTCAGTAGCTTCCTTAAGCTTTATTTTAGCTTGTTCTCTTTGAGCGTCAATTCTTGCTTCATATTCTTTGATATAAAGTTCTTCTCCAGAATCATACTTTTGTTCGAACTCACTGTATTTTTTCTGTAACGCTTTCGCATAATCTAATGCAGCTTTTTCTCTGCGCTCAGATTCACGATATTTTCGAGTTAGTTTATCAATTCTTTTCTGAACTCCTTCAGATAAATTTGATAAATCATCAGCACTTTCTTCCTTAGTTTCAACTTTAGGCTGTACTGATTTTTCTTGTTCATCAACTATGATTTGTGTTTTTTCTTTTTTATTATCATAAGTTGTATAACCAAGATCAACTTCACCAACATTTAAGCTTGGTTCAGTTTTCTTATCCTGAGTTTTGTCCTTTAACTGGATTTCTGTTTCATTAACATCATCCATGTCAAGTTCAACTTCAGGTTGTTTTTTAGTTTCTTCAACCATTTGTTATCTCCTTAGTATAGATGAAGAACGTCAGAAGGTTTTCTAACAATTCCAATAATTTCGTCATCATTCAAAATACGGTGTTCACCATATCTTGTTTTAAACCTTGATCCGGCATATCTGCCATACATGACAAACATTCCAACTTTACTCCAAGCACCATCTGGAAATTTTTCTTTATCCTCATAACATAAAGTTCCCATTTTGATTACTAAACCAACAACCGTAGTCATTTGAATAGTTTCGTGAGTTTGTTCGGAAAGAAAAATACCTCCTTCAGTTTTACTTCTTCCAGAGTATGGGCGAATTAACATTCGGTATCCAACTGGATCTGGTAAACTGTCTAAGTATTTTTTTATACCCTCTGGATCTGTAGGGATTTTAATACCTTCTTGTTCGGTATCATCGGTTTTAGGAAGGATGAGTTCCTTATCAGGTGTTATTATCGTCATCGACATTCTCCTCTTTTTTTAGCAGGTCTTTAAGATCCTGAAGCAACACTTCTAGAGCGTTGAGCTTGCCCTTAGCATAGTGGAGCCTGTCGAGAGAGTCTATACCATAGCAAATATCTTGCTTGGTTTCATCGATGCGTTTTTTGATGTAATTAGCTACTATTTTAACTGTTCCTACATCAAGCATTTAATTATTTTTGATTTCTTTTAATTTTTCTTTTCAATTCTTGTCGCCAAATCCAATAATCTAGCCAAGCTGAAAATCTTTTAATTAAATTAAATATCATTTTTTTAACTTCTTTTTTAACAATTTAATTTGTTTTTGCAACTTAAAAATGATGTGTTCTAAGTCGTTTGGACCTCTATCCATTTTCTTGGTCTTTTTGTTGTGGTTTATTTGCCATGGTTCTCGCAACACTTTCCGCGGATCTACCAACCACGTATCCACCTAAACCTATTTGTAATAATGTCCAAACATCTCCTGGAAGAGTTATAGTTATGGAAGCCTTAAAGAAAAATAATATTACTGGTCCTAACACATAGTTCCATATTAATATAAATATTAATACGTACATAAGTAATGGTCTCCAGCTTGATGCAAACCAACCAGCTTTAGCTTCAGCTTCAATAATCTTTGCTGCAGCAGTCAGTTCTTGTGTATGTGACTGCAACATTTGCGTTTGCAGATCTGCTTTTAATTTAGCGGCAAGGTCTTTGTCTGCGACTGCTTTGTCAACTGTGTTAAATAAGATTTTCGCAAGTGGGGCAACTGCTTGAATGATTGGCAACATTGTTCAAATTTCTCCTGTCTTCTTATACCAAGGTAAGGGGCCATTTGCAACATCACACCCATTGCTTTATCTCCAGCTACAGTCCATTTCCAAGATTTTTTTAAATGGTCTTTTTTAGGTATGTGGGAATTAACATAACCGAGTTTGAAAAAATCAACAAATCTAACAACAATATCTTCATCAGTCATTCTTACTTGAATTCTAAAATATCTATTATTTTTATTTTCCTTTCCCCAAAAACCAAATGATCCTTCACCTTCAAATACTCCTGCAAGAAATATTAATTTTTGTTCAGGCTTTAATGTTTTGTAGTCCAACGATTCCCCCTTTATTAAATTTCATAAACTGATCAAAAGTTACACTTTTTTTATTTTTTTGCAACTTATAAAATTCGTTTAATTTTAATGCAGCTTCTTCAGCAAATTCTTGTGGTGTTTTTTTAATATATTCAGGTGCGAAAGGATTAGCTATATTTCTATCTTTTGCATTTGTTAAAAAATTTTCAACTCCTC